ACGACATCATCCATCAACTTCTTTCTAGTATACTCACCCAACTGATTATTTGGGTCAATATCTTTCATTATATTCTTCTTTAGTTCCGTATAGATTTCTCCAGCCACGCCAGAATACTCGTTGCCGAATCTCTCGGTTTCCCAACGAGCTTTTTCCTCAAGGAATCTCTGACGTTCAGGGTCTATCTTATTCTCGGCCCTGACAGTAGGGGGCTTCATCTCATCGTTATTGAATAGCCACTTGCTTATCCAGCGTGCAGCTAATGCCAGATTCTTATTATCTGAATCTACACCTTCCTTGAATGCACTATATAGCGCAGTCTGAAGGACAGGCTGCACGGCCTGATAATATAAGTTCTGGTCAGCACTGAACAGAGTTGGTAGGAACTGGTCTACGAAACTCTGATATGATTTGACATCACCACTTTCTTTCAGGCTCTGAAGTAGTTCCTTAGAACTGCCTTGCAGAAGTTTATCCTGAAAGTAATTATACGTGTCCGCAGTTTCCTTAGATTCGATTGCTTCATCAGGAGTTGCAAAGATTTCCTGGTATTGACGGCTGAGAAATAATCCCTGTCTAAGTTCCGGGAACTCTTTGAAGACATTAGGATACTTCTTAGTGACAGCCTTTACAGTAGTCTTATCTGCTTCTTCCAGACCTTCTTCAAGTTCTGCTTTATCTTCTGGTTCTTTTTCAGCGTCTTCATCAGTCTCGTCAGTTTCAGCATCCTCATCACTTGCGTCATCTCTAGGTTCAGTTTCTTCGTCTCCTTTATCTCCTTCTTCTGAGTCTGTGTCAATATCATCTAGGATATCCATATCTGACTTAGAAGATTCATCCACACTTCCGGCTGCTGGATTGTCATTCTCAGGAGCCAGTGTTACGAAACGGTTAGATAGTGTCATAGTAGTATCCATTATCCTTTAACGAGTCTTACATTAGCATTTCCACCATTGACTCTAATAAATCCTGCGGCAACTTCCTGTCCAGCAGTTCCAAATGCCGGGTCTGTAGCTGGAACTAGATTCTTTGCATTGCTCATGTCAGAGTTATTACTAATATCAACTGATGTAGCAGTGAGAGCAGTAATGAACATACGATACTTAACAGGAGGTATCGCACGTATAGCATTATCAGTTATAACAGTAGTGCCTGACTGCAAAAGTTCTGTCGGCATTTTATGCTCCCTGCGGTGGTGGCTGCTGAGACTGGTCCATTGGTGGTGGCTGCCCTTGGTCTGGAGGCTGCCCATTAGGAGACTGTCCCGGAGGCATAGCAGCAGCCTGCATTTGTTGTTTCATCATTTCAGCCTGTGGTCCCATTTGCATATGAGCCATCAGATGCTGATTCATAATATCATAAATCTGTGGTTGAGTGCTCTTAAGAGCTATACCATATTCACCATTCATGTATTCCAAGAGCACGAGGACGTGGACATCATGTGCATCCACCATCATCTCAGGCTCTATTGGAATACCCTTGACAAATTGTGATATCTCCCAGAGCTGTTTATTTCTGTCTTCCTGACCCGGCACAAACAATTCTGTAAGGCCAAGTATATCGGCTATCAGACCTGCATTCTCAGGACGTTGGAGAATCTCATTGATTGCATCATTACCCATCGTCAAGAGATTCTGGATAACATCTTTCTTCTGTCCCCATGACATCGGGAACTGTTCATTATATTCTGGCTCGACTCTACCTATACTTCCCTGAGCCTCAGCCATCTTTATCCAGACGTTCAGGAATGTATTACCTGACTTCTGGACAAACGCCACATCATCTTCCATCTCTTTGATGTAACGATATGTAGCCTTCTGCATCATTCTTGCCCACCAATTACCAACGACTCTCCACATAATCTGAAGTCGCTGAAGTGAGGCATTCTTAGATGATTCATATTCTGATGCAGTGCCACCACCGCCCTGTATTACTCCGCCATATATGGAAGGATATGCACCGCAAGCAAACTGTCCATACTGTTCAAGACGCCTATCAAACATATTCACTTCGTCTGATAGTGTAGCAGTCTTGGTCTGATAGAATCCCTTACCTATATCCTCACCAAGACTAGCCTTCGTCGGGAATACATCGCCGGGCCTAGCCCTAGATTTTGAAAACTTATCAAAGTCTAGGACAGTAGGACTAGCGAACGTGATACCTATACCTTGCTCGATAGTATCTTTGGTAAGGTTAACAACCATCGTAACCATGTCTTGTATATCAAGAAGGCCACGACCTTGAGGCTGTCCATAGATATCATTATAGAGTGGATTCTCTGAGAGAACCCAATCATCATCTAGGTCAGCCTCATTGTATTCTGCGAGGACTTCATCAACCTTGCACAGATAGACTCCCTTGGGATACAGACCAAGCAGTAAATCTCTTTGGTCTTCATTAAGGGAATAGAATGCACAGGGACGATACCATCGCTTGCGGATAGTGCAGAGTGCAGAGTTTGATTGGTCGATATGAAGCGAGGTCAGACGAGTCCAGCGCAGATATGAATTGGATGCATTCGTTCCAACTATCTTATCAGCAATATGGTCATGTTCCATCTTAGCCTTGGCTTCATCTTCCTCATAGTCAAGGCCGAGATATGGAGTATCACATTGCTTACGAACATGCGAGGGCACAAAGAAATGAAGTGGACCCCACAGATTTATAGTAACCTTCTTACGAACTATCTCCTCAATACTTTCAATCTTCTCAGAGACAGTCTCCTTCTCATCCATTATCGGCTCACCAGAATATCCACATGTCTCACATTGTGGTGGCATTTCTGGTTGATTAGGGTCTTCTGATGGAGGTGGCATCGGCATAGGAGAGCCACACTCTGGACAGATAGGCTCAAGACTTATATCTGTCTGAGTCCCCATCTTAGGACGTTGAATCTTTGGCTTGGAGTAATCATCCTCAGTAGTGATGTTGGCTGCTACTATTCCACCGTTATACAGGTTGAACATAGCCTTCATCAACATCATCTCTGAGCCATTCTCCTTCTCTATCATCTTGGACAGAGATGAGAATGTCTTGGCCGTCAGGATGTCATCATGCTTATCTGCATCCTGAGGAAAGTATCTGACCTTGGGTGTAGCATTAGACAGAGCTGCTATGATTGACTCACCATACGCTTTGTAGATATTTATTATTTTTGGCAGTTCCTCGTTATCATTCAGGTCTGACTCAGTGATAGGGGTATAGTCAGTCCCGGCCTCATTCCAGAACACATTCTGTATGCCCTGCCAGTAGTAATCCAATAGCTTGAGAATCCTAGCCCTAGTAATACGGACAGATTCCTCACGACTATCGTAATGTTCTACGAGAGCATTCAGAGCTTCTTCAATATCTTCTGTATTAGTTTCTTCAACCGGCTCCAGTGGAGGTTCCTCAATAGAATCCTCAAGCGGAGTCTCCGGCCCAGAATCCAGAGTATCCTCAGCCGGTGGCTCTCCCATCATAGATGGGTCCATCATCGGGTCTGGAGTATCAAGTCCGGGTATCGTATCAGCCATTTTATCTTCTTCTTATAGGACGTTCTGCCGGTAAATCTATATCACCCTTAGAGAATGGGTCTACTTGTTCTGGTATAGTATTGCCTGGGCCTGGTGTTATAGGAATCCTATCATATATATTAAACGGCTTACCTAATGTTCTCAGGATAGACTCCATAGGGTCATGAGGATTAGCAAAGTCCCAGCTATCAAACATAGATAGATAAGGCTTGCCTTGCTCATCTTTTCCTATCGAAGTTCTAGCACTACCTAATCCCATATAATTAGATAAATTGCTAGAACCTATACCACCGTAATTCCCACCTAAAGCTACACTAGGATTATGCTCCAATGACATAGGTAGTTTGAGTTCATTTATATTCTTACCAACCACTTCCTTCGGCATTTGTATAATCCGAGGAAGATATTTATACTGACTCTTAAATGGTTGGTCCTGAAACTTAGTTAATGATGTTGGTCTATATGGTGCATCAGGTAAAGCATTTGTGTCATCACCAAGATACTGAGCTACTTGCTTCCTACGAACTTCTGGACTAAGAGATGAATTACCCCTTACTAATTTCTTCATCAAGCTAGTCATGAAACTATCTTGTTCCTCAGCAGGAACTTTAAGCTGAGGTTCAGTCTCAGTTTCAGACCACGGCTTCTTGATTTTGAATGGGGCCATGTTCTTTAACTTGAACTTTATGCTTCAACTCTAACTCACGCCGGATATCTTTGAAGTTACGACGCGCCGTAATTGGCTGCATAACTTCTGTAGACGGTCCAGATTCCACAGGATTATCAGTGAGCTTAGCCACAAGAACCCTGTTAGCTTCATCCAAAGTCTTGATGTGTGCTTTAAGGTAAGTCTCGTATTCCTCATGGACTGCACACGTAGGACAATTATTGATGATGCCTTGGTCTGAACTGTTTGAATAATCGTCCGACGCGTATATTCTTCGTCCTGTCAAGATGTTCCAAGCGTCTATGAAACGCTGTCTGATTTCCGGTTTGCTGGAGTTCGTCATAGATTTGAGATTCTTTTCGTAGTGCAATGTCCATTGCTTCAGTAGACTCTCTCCACTTGTCGATACCTTTAAGGAGGTATCGCAAATCGTCGTAAAAATCATCACCAAGCTCAGTATCTGTAGCGTCCCACTTCTTTACATCTTCAGCAGACTTTCCAATCTTATCCTCGACATATACACACATCGGGATTGTATTGATTAGATATTGACAGGTGCTGAATATCTGTAGCTTAGGCAGAACCTCTGGCTTCTTAGGAACAAACCTAGACAGATAATCATCATACAACTTAATATTGCCAGTCCTAAGTATCCTAGCGGCGAGTTCAGAATCATATTCCTCGACTTGAGTGGGCTGAGGAAGTGGCTCAAGTCTAAGATATTCGTGAATCAGCAACTTACCTGAGAGTCTCTCATTATCAGCAGCAGTCGGAACAAACTCTACATGACCTTCAAGAGTCTCAGTCTTAGCATATTCCATGAACTCTTGAGCAACTGTATTGGTTCCACGGTTCTGCCATGCACTGCCATCTAGTTTAGGACCAATAGCTAACTGTTCACTTCCTGTGAGAATTGCGAAATTCTTGGCCCAGAGTGATGTGGTCTCTTGTCGAGACATGTATTCTCTGTATATATAAACTCGACCATCTGGAGATAACGCACCCCATAGAATAGCCGTAGGATGGTTATAGCCCCAATCAATCGCAGCAAATCTAGGCCACCACTTAGGAATCTCAAACGGTTCACAGACATGGCTTCTTTGTAGAGTGTCATTAGGTAGAGGTGCTCGAAGAAACTCCTCAAATACCTGACCCTTGAATGCGTCCCAGTCTCCAAGAACCTTAGCTTTATATTCCGCTTCGGGTAGGTCTTTAAGACTGTTAGCGTAATCTTCCTTATTCTGTATGTGGATATTATCAATGAGCGATGATGGAATGAATATACGTCGCTCATTTGTCTTGTGGTCTAGAATCAGTTTATATCCGAACCGCGCCGGGTCTATGAATCTACGCTTGACCCATGAGTGTCCTATATTCCCAGGATTGCTAGCAGACCTCATTATAGTGGGAAGGTCCGGCGCAGAAGTTCGCAGCCGAGACTTCATGTATACATAGACCCACTCACTGAAATGTGTCAGCTCATCAAACGCTATATAATTGAATTCCGCTGTATCATGTTCCCTAGCATCATCTTCGTTCGCTAGATATGATAGCCTTATAGTCGCTCCATCCAGCTTAGGATTATCAGGATGAGGAAAAGTAAATACGTGATTAGTAGCGTTATACCTGGCTCCCAATGGGAGATAATAGTCCTTCCCACGAGGAATAAGTGATTCTTCGAGTTGAGGGAATGTCTTACGAAAGATGATTGCATGGAACCTAGGATTATGAATCCATCCCCTTACAACTGGAAGCATCATCAATATATCAGACTTGCCACCACCTAACTGCCCACCAAAGAATCCCTCACGAACAGAATCAGGAATCTTGAGGAAGTCTTCCTGGGTTTTGAATGGACGCCAATATTTTATTAGCTGACCATCATCCAGTCGGACTTCCTCAAGATAAGCCATTACTTTGGTTCCGGAGTCTGGGGAAGGGTATTGTCAATCTCCCCTTCACTGACAGGAACTATAACCCAACCGAAGCGCACGCTATACTTCAACTCAAACTTCTGGTTGCGTCCGGGCGGAGTCGGGTTAATTGTGGGAGGCAGAACTATTGGCAGACTAATCTGCGGCGGAGGCGTAGTCCCATTATCCGGCAGAGTATTGTCCGGCCCGACAGGAGGAAATATTGGACCGCCACCAGGATAGACTGGCGGATAGACTGGACCACCACCAGTATGCGGCGGACGAGGATGGCCCTGTCCATATCCTGGGTCTACAGGACCACCGGGAAATACTGGACCAGTTGTAGGATAGACCGGAGGAGTTGGCAGAGAATTGTCAGGATAGTTTCCTGCTCCACCATCCAAGAATGTAATCAACGCAACTCTAGACTGCATATCACTCTCCTGCTTGGGTTAGACTTACTTCTTTTCTTCTGCCTTACGTGCCGCTGGTTGAGTCACTACATCGTCGAGATAGACTGAATCTACTTCCACAATCACAGCATCAACCGTGGGAATGCCAGTATCTCGAACATGGAATGAGACTTTGCATCGCTTCTCATCCTCAGTAGCTCCGACTATAGTTCCTTTCAGAGTTACTTCCTCACCCTGAGCATGGAACTTAGTAACCTTCGGAGGTTCCTCAGACTTGGGATTACCTATAGCTCCGGCGCCGGGCGTTGCTACTGCTGTCATTTTCAATCTCCTTTGCAGACTAGCAAATGAAACAGACATTCTCCGCTCTAGTCTTCTCTACTCCATCAATCACTCTAGAAGAAGGCTCAAAGCTAACTTCCTGCCCCACTTTTAATTCATCAAACTTCAGTGGAGACTCTGGAGAGACTGTCTGCTGATGGAAGAAAAAGTAATTTCCTTCCACATCTTTGATGAATCCAAATCTCTTTTCTTCCAGTATCCGAGATACCTTGCCTAGCATAGTAGTAGTTCCTTAAGCTAAGTTAACGTCAACAGTTTCGTATCGTTCCTCACCCTTGATAGCAGGAGCGTAGACTACAATCTGGACTTGGTTGCCATTATTGCCCTGCCCAGATTCTTTCGGCATACCAAGTTGAGCTACCTTGCCAAGAGTTGCAGCTATATTAGCCAGAGTCTCAGCCTTCTTAATCTGGCCGAGCTTCTCATCAGTAATCATATTCATAGATGAGAGCATACGTTCTATAGCTGCATCTCTAATCTTCCCTACATTCTTCTTGACAGCCGACTCCAGAGATAAATCGTGAGCGCGGCGGCCAGTAGTATTATATCCACCCATATAGGAATGGACCTGAGAAGGAGAAGCCCCAGTCTCTTTAGACGCCTGCGTAATTCCATGCAAATGTCCTAGAGTTCCGATTGCCTCACGTTCCAGAGGATTCCTATTAAATGAACCTGGAGTTCTACCGGAGCCACACCTATCTATCTCGTATAGTGGACGAGGCTCAGATTCAGGAATCTCTACGTTAGGTGGAATGTTAGTAGAGTTCCGGCGCGAGTTAATTTGATTGACTAGATTCTGATTGGTAGTCAACCTATGCGAAAGCTCATCTTCATCTATAAACATTGTAGTATACCGTATGTAAGTCTTGAAAATTTATAAAGGGTAAGGAAGCATACCACATATAGCGGTCCTTGTCAAGTGGGGCACAAGTGCTTGTATCTCAAGGACTTACGGTTACGCTGCACCTTTCTAGGGCATTTGGGGTGTTTTTATAATTTGGTAGTATATTAGTCCTAGACTTCCAAATATGGGACCCTACTTTTCTATATAGCTTTCAGACATTCTTCCATGCCTCCCCAAAATCCCGCGCGTATGGGACCCGCCGCGGGGTATACCGGGTGGCGTAGTATCCCCGGCCCCACAGAATAGATATGCCCGGCGCCAAAATCAAAGCCCAAAAAAAATGTGAGTCTATAATACTCACATAATACTAGAGCGTCAATACTACACTGTCTAGTCTGAGGGTGTCGGCAGTCTGACAGGGTAGCAGTCTAGCCGGGCTAGTATGACGGCGCCGGTATGTGGTTAGGTCATTCACCCTAATGGTAGGCGAAAGTATAGGCGAAAGTCTGAGACTTACGAAAATAGTAATTTCCCCTAGGTTCAACGAACGTGCCTATGGACAGCCCTAGGTGGCCGAAACCGAAACGCTACGCGCTAGCGCCATCCTAGACAGTCTCAGCCCTATGCAGTATTTTTAGCATAGTCTAAAATTGCTAAGGAAAGTGGGCTATTGTAGACAGTCTACACAAGCAAAACAGCCCTATGCTAAGGTTCTAGCATTTGAGTATTTCCTAAGGATTTTGGCAGACTTGACAGCCTATAATGCTTCGAGTAGTATATGTAAAGTCAGTCTATTGCAGACTGGCTAGCGTGAGTGAACGGTTAACGCGAAAGGCCGCAAGGCTACCGGGAATTTTCTCAGGCTGCTCTTTGACAACTAAATACTCTGCTAGATTGTGTGTCTAGTTATGGCCCTGCCTTATCTCTAAGGTAAAGGCTAAGACTATGACACAGACTATTCAGCTAGAAAAAATCCGCAAGACAGCTATACACAAGTTTGCCGTGATTACTCTGAGAGGCAACGAAAGTGGGGTATCCTACTTTCCTACTCTCAAAGAGGCAGAGACTTGGGCTATTAGAGTAAAGACTACATACGGTAGTCCGGCAGTGGTAGACATTGCCAAACTCGTAAGCAGTGCAACGATAGACTTAAAGTTCTAACTAGATAATCAGGGCCATTATTAGACACACAATCATATATTCTAGGATTCTGTTAAGGCTACCGGCTATTCCCCTATCTCTAAGGATACGCCAATGATTAACAGAAAAGATGTCACGTTCGATTGTCCCGTTTCAATTGTTAGCGTGAAGTATTCCAGTTATGCGCCACAGAATCAAATTGTGGATATGCTGGCAGACTTCATCAGATTAGACGAGACTGCCCACGTTCAAGCATTTACGGTTAAGACTGTATCCGTAGCACGCTACGATTCTAGGCATGTTGCTAGACTCGCTAAGATTGCTAAGGGTGAAGTCTCAGAAAGTAAATGGTAATGGACACAATCCTTATCGACGGCAAACGCTACACAATCCGCTAGACTTTTTGTCGGTAGTCTTTGCAGAATCCTAGAGTATAAATGTCCTCTAGATAGGACAGTCCGTCCGCTAGATTTTCCGTTTTTCTGGCCCATTCCGGGTTAGACTAGCAATGTCGGATTTGGGTAGTGACTTGGACAGGCTACCCGGCAATTTCTGCCGTCCTATCTAACTGTCCTATTTTGGTGACATCGTGGCAAAGACTGAAAACGAAAAGACTCCTGTTGTCAACATTCTTAATCCGAAGTTCGATAAGGCTGCTGAGATTAACTCACTGCCGGAAGATATTCGGGCTGAGATTGCAGCCGGTAGACTTGTAGCCGAAAAGACTGATGTTGTTTACACTGTCAAGGCTACTAAGGCACAGCACAAGCAATTCTTTTTGCGCGTGCTTCCGGCTGAGACTATCGGAGAGGGTGATAAGGCTGTCAAAGTCTCAGCAGACGAGCAGCTTGCACTGGCGCAAAAGTTTATCGTGACAGATGTTGCCGAGCAGGTTAAGTATATGCTTGCTGGCAAAGACTCTAGCGATAGACTGGCTATCCGCACACAGATTGTTAACGCGGTAGAGGGTAGCGGTAAGGCTATCGAAAAGGCTGAGACTGCTACTAAGGGCTTGGTTAATCTGCCCGGTATGACGGCAGAGAAGATGGCACAGATTCAGGCCATTCTTGATGGTGTCAAGGCTGAAGCTGCAAAGGCTGAAGCTGCTAAGTCTGCCGATACCGAAAACGCAGCGTAACACAATCTAGCAGACTCTTTACCTAGCCCGGTATTCTGTTAATCAGAGTATCGGGCTATTTTTTTGCCCGGACAAATCGTATATGATATATGATATACAATCTGTGCCGTCCTACCCTCTCACCCTGCCGACTATTCTGCTAGCCTGTCCCTAGTCTATCCATCCTAGTCTATAGCCTCATATACTATCAGTCTCATTAGCCAGCCTCATATACTTTCATAGAGAGAGGGTATACCTAGACCGTGCCTTATGTATCTCTCTCCCCTAGGGTATAGCCTTGCCTACTTAGAAGTCTTTTGATATCCATATTCTTTTATATATATATATATTTTTTGTATAGACTATCATATCCATAATACCAATCAGAGAGGCAAGACCATATCCCATAACCGAGAGTATATCT